TCGATTCTCCATCACAGAAAGCACCGCGCGGGCTTGCAAAGCGTGCGACGGTTCCAATTCCATCAACGGATCCGGTTCCAACTCCCGCGGTTCCTGCGATCGTGGTGACGACTCCGGCCCCCGCAGTTAGTGGAGGTGCGATTCGGCGAATCGTGTTGTTTGCGTTGTCTGCAACAACTAAATCTGTTCCATCAAAATGCATTCCGTGTGGACCAAAAAATCTAGCAGCTGCGCCGGTTCCATCCGATGAACCAGAGGCTCCCGCGGTTCCTGCGATCGTGGTGACGACTCCGGCCCCCGCAGTTAGCGGAGGTGCGACTCGGCGAATAATGTTTGTGTTGTAATCAGACACATACAAACTCGTACCGTCGTTTGCGATCCCAATTGGACTATTAAATCTAGCAGCTGCGCCGGTTCCATCCGATGAACCAGAGGCTCCCGCGGTTCCTGCGATCGTGGTGACGACTCCGGCCCCCGCAGTTAGCGGAGGTGCGACTCGGCGAATCGTGTTGTTTGCGTTGTCCGTAACAAAAATGCTCCCTCCAAGGTAGGTAATGTGAGCAGGTGCGCTAAACCTTGCTACCGCCCCGGTTCCGTCAGCCGTTCCGGATGATCCAGCGGTTCCTGCGATCGTGGTGACCGCCCCGGTTGATATTTCGATTCGCCGAATTACCTGATTCTCTGCAACAAACAGATCCGTTCCGTCTGTTGTAAGACCAGACAGCGATCCGAATCTTGCTGCATCACCGGTACCGTCAGTTGTTGCAGATACTCCAAATCTTCCAGCCAAAACAGAAACGACACCAGTTGTAAGATCTAAAGAAATGACTGTGTTGTCTGCTACGTAATACAATCGACCAGATACAACGACAACGCCGTAAGGGCTTGATGATTTAGCGCCAAACACTCCACGCTTTCGTAGCCAGTTGCCGCTCGATGCGTCCTTGTACCAAATCCCGTTATCTAGATGCAGATACGCTTGATCGCCTGCCGCGCTCGCGATCAGCTGCTCAGGCAAGAAGTCGGGCAAGTTCGTGCTGTAGTCCTTGAACCCCTTGCGGCGCTCGGGGCGGCCTTCGCGTGCAAAGGTGACGTTGTCGGCAACGGAGGTTGAGCCCACCGGCGCGGCAAGATCGTTGCTGTGCGTGTTGAGTCCGTTAGTCTCGGGCACGATCACCGCTGTCATGTCGCCACCACTCGTTTACGACGACCGCCATAAACTCGCGCGAGCGGGATGCTGATCTTCTTCGGGTGACCGACTGCGCGTGCGCCAGGACCAGCGCCAAGCGCAGACTTAGCGCGCTCGACGATCTCGGATCGTGCTATTTGGTAAGCTTGCTGATCCATCTGCGTGCGAGCGAGCGAGCGAATGACCAGATCTTTCAGGAACGGCACAAGCTCGATCGGAACCGCTGGGAACACAGTCTCGTCGCGCACGCAGATGTAGTCGCCAGCCTGAATCAGCGCCGCGTTCGCTGTCGAAAACGTTTGCAGCGTGGCGCCGCCTGATGCCGTTGCCGTCGCTGCTGTCACCACGCGCCGAAAAGGAGACGTGCCGCGATAGACGTCATGCACACTCGTTGCGGTGAACGTTGCCGGTTTACTTGCGGTGTAGGTCACAACGCCCGTGCCCGTGTCGACGCTCTGAACCACCGCCGCGCTTGCCACGGGAACGAGACGACCCGGGCGGCGATAGATCCACTGCCGAAGCGTCTCGGTCGCGGTTGCAGGCGTCGGCAGCAAAACAATTTGCGTGTGGCTAAGCTCGAAAGCGGCTGGCGAACCGTTGCTCGTGATGTCGTAATTCTGCCGCTGCTCTGGCGTAATCAAATCGATCTCGCGCGGGTTGCCGCTCGCATCGAGAAGCTCGACGCGGCGGATCTTGTTCCACATTGCGTATCGATCGAAGTCGTAACCGGACTGACCAGCGACAAGAGCCGTGTCCGCGGCCTCTAGGAAATAGCCGTTATCCATCGACACCAAAAGCGGCGCCAATGACTCTTGAAGTTCGTCATCGGCGATCTTCAGTTTTTGCACGGACGTGAACTGATCTTGTGCGGCAGGCGTGAAGCTGTCGCGCTCGATGTCAGTTACGAGATCGTCAGACGTGTAAGGCACTCAACACCTCTGGCCGCTGTTCGGCGGCAAAGAGTGGCGTTTGATTACTTCAGCTTTTTCTGGAACCGGCCGCGATTTTTTGGCGGCATCGGCGCCTCTTCTTCGAACTCCATTTTTGGCTTTGGCTTGCGTCCGCCCATGGCGATGATTTCCACCATGTTTTCGTCGCCTGACTCTTCGTCCTCGCAATCCTCGCCCATGTCCTCGGTCATCTCTTCTTCGAGCATGTCCGATTCTGCCTCCATGGAGTCGAGCGGCAGATCTTCGGCCGGCTTCTGTTTCGACTTGTAGCGCTGAACGAGCGAGTCACGCGCGAGCTTCTTGATGTTCGCAAGCGCAGTTTTCATTGCCTTCATGTCATCCATGTCATTCCCTCATTTCGCGACGGCAAAGCCGCCAGCAAATCCAGACGCGAGCCCGCCAATGATGCCGACCATCAACAACAAACCGCCGTACGTTCCCCACCACGCGTTGCTATCCGCGCGGCGTTTGTTCTCTGTCGACTCTGCACGTGCAATGTCGCCACGAGCTTCGCAATCAATCATCAGCTTCTCAAACTTCAGCCGATCAACTTCGCGGCGCATCGCCATTGCTTCGGCCGCCTCTCGCGAGCACACAGCACCAGACAACGAGCGATCGACGCGCACCCACGGAATAGAGCTAGGCGCAGACGCAGGTGCCGCACACGAGCACAAAACAATGAAAGCGATCGCTCTCACTTGTTTAGTTTCTCCTCCAGTTCTTTGTCGTCTACGGCGTAAATCGCTTTCATCTCGTTAACGCTGCGCTTCTCTAGAACAGCTCGCTTCTTCTCTGCTGCCTCGATTAGTTTTTCGTGCACGTCACGAGCGTATGCGTCCATAGCTGCCTCGGCGGCCTTCTTTGCTCCGGCCTTCACCACGAACACGGCAACACAAAGAGCCACACACGCAACGCCGAGAACGATAGCAAGAACCATCATAGATCCATCCTGTCGTCGTCGAACACACCAGCGAGAAGACACGCCAGAAACAATGTGAGTCCGAGAAACAGCCCTAGGCTCACATAGAAGCTCACTCTTTTACGTTCTCCACGATCGCTTTCATCGTCTCAAACAAGTGGCGCTCAAGCTCAAGTTGAGGCGCAAACTTGGATAGGCCGTATGTCGCCAGCGCGATCGCCATCAACGCCAATGGCTTCCACCGCTTCGAAAGAAATTCCTTCACAGAACCTCCGCTCGAAAAAGACCCATGTTGATCACTGGACAAGCTTTTTTGCAGTCCGGATCGGCTTCGTTGTGCCCGAGCACGCGATCAATGTGCACGCCGTAGCGAAGCATCAGCTCACGCGTCAGCTTGAGCAGTGAAGCCGTTTGCTGGCTAGTTGGCTTGGTGAGACCAACCCAGGCCACACCAATGCTAGTCTTGTTTACGGGCGGGCAGTGCGCCCCTTGCACCGACTCCATGCGGCCGCACTCGATCTCACCATTGCGCCTGATCACGTAGTGATATCCAATGTCATTCCACCCGCGCCCGCTCGGAGGCGGCGCCACATGATCCTTTCGGATCTCAGACACGCCAATAAGCCAAGACTTCGCGTCTGGGTGTGCTGTGCAATGGATAACTATGGTGTCGATGTGTCTCAAGCTCGATCGGCCTTCGTGTCCAGTTTGAGGTGGAACAGCTCGACGCTTGCCTTGTGATCTTCGACGTCAAGCTTTGAATCCAGCTTGCGCTCGACGCGTTCGAGACGACGACCAAGCGCAACATACCCGCACACGTTCACGATGACGAGAACAGCGGCGTTGAGAATGTCGCTCGGGTTGATCACGTTCCGCTTCCGATCACGCAGATCCATTGCGTGGCGTCGACAGCGCAACAAAGCATTGCCTCGCCAGTAGCAAGAGCAATCGCAGTGTTCGCGCTTGTTGCATTGATTGCGTCACCGCTGGCAGGAAAAACGTCCAGAGTAGAAGCGCTAGCGTTTCCAACAAACACACACAGACCAGCGGCCGCAGCCGGAAGCGTTCCGTCATTGCTGGTCGTAACCGTGCCAAAGCGTGTTAGCGTGGTTGTAAAAGCACCGTTGCCCTGTCCGCCCGTGCCAGCGGTGGCAGAAGCGGCAAGGTCTGACAGCAAAAGGTCGCCGCCAACCGTCACGTTTCCAAAAGCGGCGTTTTGGTTTCCTGTCGAGTAGAGAAGCGTAACCCCTTGCGGGATCTCGGTGCCATTAACGAAGCGAGAAGCGCCGGCCGCAGTGAGAACAACAAACGCGAGCAACGAAAGAATGACGATTGGGAAATGTTTCATTGTGGACCCTTCACATTAGAGAGGCGCCGACGCGCCCGGTGGTTGGTGCTACGCCCAGGTGATAAATTCCGATGACGCGCGTGGCTTTCATCTCAAGCTCGTTGGTTCTCAGATCGACCGCTACAGGCTGACCAGCAAGCAACGGGCAGAAATCAGCGCCGTTGTAGGTCAGCATGCAGTCTTGGTTGAGCGTGTTTGGAACGAGCAACACTTTGTGGTCGCGCGTACCTGTTACGAGCGTGATTGCAGTGCCCGCCGTCGATGCGGTTACGGATGCCGCCGCCAGCGTTGCAACTACGGGCTGAATTTCTTTGCTGTTAGACATCGGTCGCCCTCAGAAAAGGAGTCCCGACCGCTCCCGCTTTGGAGAGGAGTAAAACCGCCACGGAAGCGGCCGGGAGTCGTAACTCAATCAGCACACAGGAGACCTGTGTTACGCCGACTGGGTGATGTTGCTCACGACGAACGAGCGCGCCGGGGCTTCGCAGAACGGCGCGAAGTCCGAGTACGTGCGCGATTCGACGCCGGCCGTGTTTTCGAGGACCAAGAACTGCTGATCCGCGCCTTGCATGCCGGGGATGCGGTTCGTCACATCGGTCGAGCCGATGCGCTTCCACGAGCTGTCTTGCAACAGACCGTAGATGTATCCGCGCCAAATACAGGTGTGCGCCACGAGTTCCATCACACCAGCCACCGAGTGGAACTTGATGTAATCGACGCCGCGTTCGAGGATGCTCGGCTTGTACTGACCGAAGTCACGCGCTGATTCCATGTCGTTCACGATGTCCTGCCAGCTCTCGGGATGGCAGTACACTTTGAACTTGCCTTCACCGCCGCGAGGCATTGCGATCGCCGATGCTTTGGCGATCTTTTGGTACGTCGCAGTACCAGACGTTGGCGCGTACTGAGATCCGGCCCACAAGGTCGGGTAGCTCGATTGCGCGATACCAAACAGCGTGGTCCCCGACGACGTCAGGATGTTGTGAATGCCCTTGAATTCTTTGCCGTACGCGCCCTTGAAGTAGATCAAGTGGTTCGCAGCGGTTGCGCCAATGTCATCAACCGTGAGGGAGATGTATGGCGTGGTCGCAGCGATTGAAACGCCCGTGATGGTCGTTTCTTTGATCAGGACGCCAGCCGAGGTGCGAACCTCGATCGGCATGCCTTCGGCGCCAACCCAGATGCCCTCGGCGCTGGTTGCGTCGCTGATTCGAATGGTCGAACCAGACACGCTGCCAACGGTGCCGAGGCCAGATTGGCCGTACAACATGAGCGCTTCAAGCTTCTTTTTGTGCGAGGTCATGAGATTGGTCAGGACCACCTCAGTTGCCGAACGGAAGCGCGCTTTGCTGTTCACCGCGCGAGACACCGCAGTCCAACCCCATTGCGCACGGCCAACCATTTGGGTGCCGCTCACGCTCGCGTTTTCGAGCTTGCCGGCCACTGCTGCGTTGAGGTTGATCACCTCTTCGCCAGTGCCGAAGCTGAACCCGTGTTCGAGCTTCAGTGCAACCGCTTGGTTGTAGTTACCGCCTTGCTCTTTTTCGCCCTCAACGAATTTGATGTCTTTGAGGAGCTTGACGCCATCGGGGATCAACTCGACGATGTCGTCGCCATAAACTTGCTTGTAGTTTGCGTTGAGCGAATCGCTAACGCTGTTTGTGGTTGCCATTCAGATCACGCCTTCCTGTAGAAAACTTCTTGGGTGAATCGCTGCACGTTGGTGTTTGCGTCGATGTCGACGCCTGCCATCGATTGCGAGTAACAAATGTTCTTGAGTGCGCTGACGCCGGATGCCGACGTACCGCACAGGGTTGGCGTTGCGGTGGTGAGGTCGCCGGAGATCTTCACCGTGACCGGCAAACAGATCAGCGAGTCAGCATCACCAACGGTGACAATGAACCCAACGACCGCCGGATCTGCATCGTCGTCGAGTGCGGTCATGTTTGAACCAGAGTCGACAGTTGCAGGCGTGCCCGAGTCGGTGCCTTCCTCGATGAAGATGCGAAATGCGGGGTTCGCGGTGGTGGCCGATGAGCTGGCGTCTGTGGTGTTGCCAGTAATCTCGAAATACGACCAAACGCGGCCAAGTCGAAGGCGGAACGCCTCGGCTTCGTCGCTCTTATTGTGCGGTGTAACGCTCATTTCTAAGCTCCAATTCGTTTGTTAATCCGCGCCTCAAGCTCAGCGCGCGTGAGGCCGTTCTTCGGCTTCGACGGCGCGGATGCTTTCGGTGCGGACTGTGGTTTTTGCGGCGTGCCCTGCGCTCGTCGCAGTGCAGCCTTGCGGGCAATTTCAAGTTCCGAGTCATCGAAAAACGATTCGCGCTCGTGATCGTCCTTGGCGGATTGGATCATCTCGCGACGTTCAGCGATGAGGTCTGATTTTACTTCTGCCGCAATGTCTTCAACGGAAGCCTCGACACCTGAACTCCAATACGCCTCGGCTTTTTCGGCCATCCGAGCGACGACACGCGCCGTCTTGGGTAGGCCAGTAGCTTGGATCGCGCTTGAGAATTTACGGTCAAGTGCTTGCTCCCAACGCGTCACTTCCGCGTTGGCTTTTGCCTGCTTCTCTTGCTCTTCGCGCTGCGCCTGTTCGGCTTTGTAGCGCTCGTTTTCCTCACGTAGCGCGCGAGCTTCTTTCTCGGCTGGCGATAGAGAATGCTCTGCGAGCGCCTCAGTGAGGATCTGTTCGGCGATTTTTATTGGATCGTGGCCGGCTTTGCGGAGTGCGGCCTTGTAGTCCTTGCCAAGCGAGTCGAGAATTGACTGCGCATCGGCCTTTAGAGCGGCTGCTTCTTTGCGCTCTTTCGCCGCGGCCTGCATTTTCTCGTACGCACCGCGGTCAAGTTCTTTCCGCTTGGTGTGAAGTTCGCGAAGCTCGGAGCGCTTGAGCTTTACGCCTTGATCAATCTCGTATTCCGGATCATCGGCGACGACTGGCGTCGTGTCTACTACCGCATCAGAGGGTGATGCGCCGCTCGCGCTTTCGGCTGGCGCACTAGGCGCAGCCGTAGAAACAGAGTCTCCCAAGTTCGCCCCAGGCCGCTATTAGGCGGCAAAAGAGTGCACATTTGCGTTACAGCCAAACGTGTTACACGAGATATGAACTATTTGCGCGATCTATGCAATCTTTTCATAGCTTAGGCGCGACGACTTCCTGAACCACGTGCATCATGTCGAGCAACCGGAGCGCTGAACCAAGACGGCGCTTCGCGGGACCGTCCGGCATTCCGACAAGTTTTTTCGTGTATTCGTCGACCGCGTGACGACACATTTTCAGAAGCGCGGAGTCGGGAACGCGCAGCGGCGTACGGATGACCCAGCCCCGGCGCAGGTCTAGGAAGATTTCGCAGTCGTCTTTCTGTGTCTCGATCATTCTGCGAGCTTCGCCGCAAGCCAGCGCTTGATCCGCTTGCGTAACGGGGTTTTGGCCGATCCGTTTTCGAGCGCCACGATGTCGTTGCGCAGCGACTCGCACGTCATGGTTAGCCGGCCGATCGCCTCGGACATCTCCTCATGACTCAAAACTGGTTCGGGGACCTTCACGACGTAACTAATATCACCCATTAACGATCTCCTTTTTGGTGAGCGTAATATACAAATCGTCAGCGACGTTTTGATAGTGCATCAGAGCGAATCCACGAGCCGACTCTTCGCGCGCTGCCCATGTCGATCCAGCGCCAAACGAGAATCCCCAAGACGCTTCGAAATCGCACTTGAGCGGGTGATAGTGGCCGAGCTTGTTCGCGTCGCGCCAAGCCTTGCTGAGGTAGTACAGCGAGGCCTCGTGGATTGGTGGCCATGCATGCGTCCAATCCTGGATCGAGCGCGCGGAGTACGCATACGGAACGATGATCGTTGCCTTTGCTCCAGGCTTCATCACGCGGTACAGCTCATTGAAGAACGCGCAGCGCTCGGGGCCAGCCAAATGCTCGACGAAATGCGAGCTATGCGCCTCCTCGATGCTGTCGCTCTCGAACGGCCACGGAGTCACCGAGAGATCGTGCACGATGTCCGCGCCGCATTCCGCCGATGAGTCTACGCCAGTGAAACCTTCGCGCTTATTCTGTCCGCATCCTAGATCGATTTTCATGTTCACCATACGATGTCTCGCGCGTGGTCGTAGTGTCCGCATTTAACGCGCGTGTCGCATGCGAACTTGTAGCCGAGCGCACCGGCGCGCTCGTAGAAATACAGATCTTGGGTGTACGCTTTGGTTCCCGTGCCAGGCACGTATTCCTGCAACGTTTTGAACCATGGTTTCACGAATCGCTCGTCACGAAACATGTCGAGACGGAACAGGTTGAAGCCCATGCCGAGACCACGCGCGGGGTTGATGCTTTCCGGCTTCGGTAGTTGCGGGCGGAAGTTGAGCACCGGATCGTCAGGGTGGCCGTAGATCATCGGCTGCCCTTCCTCGCCCTTCGTCCAGTAGATTCCCTGCACCACGTCGTACTTGACCCCGTCGACCTTGCCCTCGATCGCCTCGTACAGCTTCAGCAGGCCATCAGGTGGCGGCATCACGTCGTCCTCAAGCGTGCAAAGGTATTTGAACTTGTGACCCGCGTCTAAGAGCTGCTGGATGAACACATTGTACGCGTCGCCCACCTCGTAGCCGCACATGAAGTACGGGCCGGCCACGGCCTGATTCATCGGCCGGATCAGGCTCATCCACGACGTCATCACGCGCGGGCATAGCGATGGTCCGTTGCTGCGCGTTGGAACCACAATGATCGTGCTGAGATCTTTGTACGTACTCCCGCGCATGAGTCTTTCGCGCGCTTGTGGGAGATTCGCGTTGTGAAAACCGGCTTCTGGTCCGTAGACTTTCATCGTGATGTGTTCGCCATGAGGAAGTAGATGTGACGACCGCTAGCCGATCCGCTGTTGCTGATGATCGACGTATTGAACGACGCAGGGAAGATGTTTTGAAGCCGAACGCTCGCGTTCGTGGCGCTCCGAGTTGTCGAAAACGCGCCATGGTAAGGGAACAATCTGTTCGTTGTGGCCGCGTTGATGCCAACGTCGACGATATGCCACATACCAGCGCTGCCTTCGCTAATGTGCGCGTGAGACAATCCGCCGACAACGTTAGCGGCTGCGGTCTGCGTGGTGCATCCGATTGCGAGGTAGTACATGCCGGCGCTAAAAGATGTGGTGTTTTGATCGCCCATCACAACCGCTCTGTTGCCCGTGAGCGAGGCTGAAATATTGCCACCTGCGGAGGCAGAATTAGACGTTGAGTTAGTCCCGAAAAACGAGCGCCACGAAACGCCCGTCACGCTGTTCTGTGAAACCTCAAGCACGTTTTGCCATGCCGTGATCAGGCTCATCGAGCTACCGTTCAGCGAGTAAAGACCGGCGCTGTGTGCAAAGGTAAACGAGCCGGTACCTGCCGCGGTACCATAGCTCATGATCATGCGATTCTGCGACACGCGCAGATTGCCAGGCAGCTGGATCGGTCGAAGGTAAATCGAAACGGTCGTGTTGGTAGATGCCCCGCCAGGGTTCGCGGTAGCGCCCTTGTCCATGCTGGTTTGACCGAGAGAGTTGACCATGTCTGGCCAAAAAGAAAGCTCTGCTGCTGCGCCGCCGCCTGCGTTGACGCTTGCGGTGATCACCGAGCTGTTGCTCATGCCGAACGTCACACCGTTAGCGTTGCTGAACAGCACCGTGCCTGTCGTGGCTGCGGTTTGCGTGCCTGCTGCCAGGATGTTCACGCCATCGCCAGCGCCGCCGCCGCTCGGAACGGAGATCACAACCGATCCGTTTGTGACGCCGACGCTGGCGATACCCTCGCCGCGATAGACGATGCTTGAAGCGTTGTACGTGCCCGAGCTTGACTGCGTCGAGTTTCCGGCTGCGAACGCACTGATCTGCTGATTGCTCTGTGACGTGATTCCGTTGTGGCTTCCTACGATGCTGCCGTTAGACGAGTAAAACGAAAGCCCGTTCAGGTTTCCGAACGTCGCAGTCTGGAAGGTGAAACTGCCGTTGCTACCAGACAACGCTTGATTGCTCTGGCTGGTGAGCCCGTTGTGTGAGCCGGTGATAACAGAACCATTCAATCCGAACGTTATCCCGTTGCTGTTGCTCAGGGTGAACGCGCTCAGGTTGTTAGACGTCGTGCCGGCGCTGAGGTTGATGGCAGACAGCAGGCCCGCGGTGCTCGGGACGCTGTACGAGCCGATCACGCTTCCGTTGCTGTTGCTGAACGTGAATCCGTTCGAGTTGGCGAAATTCAGCGTCTGAAACGTCGTAGAGCCGCCGCTTGCGCTGAACGCCTGGTTAGACTGCGAGGTCAGACCGTTGTGGCTCGCCGTGACAGTCGCGCCGTTGAGGCCAAACGAAACGCCGTTGGAGTTGCTGAAGACGATCGTGCCCGTGGTGTTCGCAGTCGATCCGCCAGCCGCGATGATGTTGACGCCGTCCGCTCCGCCGCCTCCAGCGCCGGCCGAGATCGAGAGCGACATGGCATTAGCGGCCGTCGATCCGCTTAGAGTGACATTGGGGCCGCCCGCGAGAAAGAGCGAACCCCCGAGCGACATCGTGTTGCCGGCGGTGTTCCCGCCCACTGACAGCAACGTGGGAGGGTAAATCAGTTGCGTAGATTGGTTCGAAGAAAACGCAACGCCGAGGTTTGCGGTGCCTGTGATGCTCGGTGGATTTAGATAGTTAGTGGCTGCCATGTGTTACCTCAAGAGTCGATTGTCCAAGGACCACCAAGACCGTATGTTACGAGCCACGTCGTGGCGTCTTGCGCCTCCAGTTGCAGCACCGCTCCGACGACATTTGCGCGAATATACCCGGCCGTCGCGCTCGCCTGATCCATCAATCGGATCTGATCTCCGGCCGCGGAAATCACGCGCAAAAATTGCGCCGCCATCACGCGGAAGCCAAACACGAGACCGGCCGATGCGGTCGGCAGAGTGATTTGTACCTCACCAGCTGCGCCGGCGTTGTTGTAGATCTTCGACGAATCACCAGCGACAAGCGTCGTGTTGGACGTCTGTGCGGTGATCGTGAGAACGATGCCAGCCTTAGCAGCTAGGTCTGTCGTCAGGTTCGTTACGCTCGATTGCGCCACCGCGCCAAAACCAAGCGTTGTGCCCGATCGGCGCAGCACGTCGCCATCAGACGCGGCCGCGATGTCAGCAGGATCCCCCGCGCTGTTTGCGCTGCGACCAATCACCGAGAGAGCAGCAGAGTCGCGGAGCTTCGCATTACTGATGCCGTTGTCGCGCACTGATAGCGTGACCGCCGCACCCGCGCCGCCGTCCGTGACCTGTAGCGTCGCTCCGTCATCCGCAAGCGTTCGCTCATTCGTCAGCGTCGCGTCTGTCGTGATCGTGACGTATGTTGCAGATGTTGGGGCGCCGCCGCCACCACCGCTAGGCGCTTCCCATGACCAACCATCCGGCGCAGTCGAGTTACGCGTTAGTATCTCGCCGTCGATGCCGTCGTCTGGGATGTTATCGCCACCGCCGCCGATGCCACTCACTTGATGGCCTCGCGTAGTCGCTTCTCTGTAACCACCTTGCGTTGATGCTGGCGAAGCGCTGCGCACACCTGACATCCGCACGATTCGTTTTCGAGCGAGCGCGCGAGCTTCACAAGTTTGGTCATCAACTCGAATTGCTCGCCGTCGTCGGTTTTAGGATCGAGCAATCCTGCGATTTTCTGATAGCGCTGTGACTCGATGGTGAGACGGCGCGCTTTTTTCATGCGCGCGATTTTCGACTTGAAGCACTCAAACATCAGTCACCCCCGTACCAGCGCGCATTGATGCACTCTGGCAGATTGGTTGCACTCACAGCCCGGATCAGAGTCGCGCAATCCACCGTATCTAGCGGCGGCAGATCTTCGACGAACGGAAGGAACACAGGATCGACGTGCTCAAGGCACGCCACACACGCTGGCTCGTCGCTGACGACTCCGCACGATGCCGCAAGCGCACACGCCTTGACGGTGTTTGGCGGTTCGATCGACGCAGACCCACACGAAGCGAGCAAGAGCAGCGCAGCGCGAATCACTGAGCGCCTACGTTTACCCATGTTGGGGTTGTTGCCGTGCACACACGGAGAACGCCTCCGGTGAACATGAACATGTCACCAACCTGACAACTCGTAGGGTTCGTGTCGAGCACCGGCATTCTGATTTGCCCAACCGCAGGGCTCGTGGTGTCACCCGAAACTTGTAGCGCAATGCTGCCAAGCGAATTCTCGGCAAGAACGCCTACGCCAGACGAAGTGCCAACGCCCCACACACCGATTCCAACACCAACACCCTGACCCTTAACGCCTGCGCTGCCAGCACTATTGACACCAGCGCCAAGCACGCCACACACGTTTGCAGCGTTTGCTGCCTTTCCGTAAATCGCCGCAAAATCAGACCCAGCGGCAACGATGCCGGCCGGCACCGTGATGCCCCAACTTCCGTTGACGGTCAGATTTCCGCCCGTGACGCCAACCGCACCCGTAAACGTGGGGCTAGGAGGAATGCCGCCACCAACGCCCGAGGCCAGCGCGATACCGCTCGCCAGCACCGCGATGAACAACGCGGCGTAAACGGCTCTGACAGTCTCACGTAAAACGATCTTGAGAATTCTCATCACTGCGCTCCCATGTTTTGTGTGACGGTTGCCGTGTCTGGCACTGGCACCTGTTCGCCCGTCGGGCCGGCTGCGGTTTGCTCGCCACCCTCGGGCGGCTGCGTTGGCGACTGTCCGCCTTGCTGCGGCGGCTGCGTTGCGTTCGGATCTTGCGGCTGCGCTTGCATCGCCATCTGTGCGGCAAGATCGCGGTGTTGCTGGATGTGATTCAGGACCACTTCGACGATTGGCGAACTCATGCGGACCTTCGGCGAGTCGAGAAGCGTAAGGTGCTTCGCGATGTGTAGGTCGTGCGGATCGGTGACCAGCACTGGCACTTGCGCGTTGCCGTTGAGTAGTTGCTCGTTCTCCTGCGCCATGAGGTTGTTGCGCAGGAGCTTGTCCGCAATGAGCGCGTCGAGCTGGCCCGTGGTGCGCACCGTGAAGTAATCGTCAGGGCTCGTGATCATGCCCTGTTGCACGAGGAATTCCGCCTCTTCGCGGTTGCCTGCGATCGTCTTAGACATCGGGTTGACGTTCTCGGCGACGACACGAGCAACTGACGCAAACGTAGCGCCGCTCCACGATGCCATGCGCGCCACGCGGTCTTTGCCTAGGATTGCCGTCACTTGCGGAGTTTGCGCAAAGCGTTTGACGATGAGCAGCAGCATGTTTCCGAAATCGTTCACAAGCTGCTGATGCGAGGCTTGTAGCGCGCTCTGGAACTGCACCGACATCGATTGCAGCAATCCCAGCGCGCGACCTGATGCGGCTTTTGAGATCACATCGGCGTTTCCAGTGATCGCGCCGTTGATGCCCATGAGCTGCTGGCCTTCGTTCGACAGCATCTCAATCGCTTTGAGTGACTGGCCTTCATTACTCGAAACGCTGAACGGCTCGGGCTTCTGTTTGCCCTCGGCGAACTCGATCACGTTCAGGCCGCCCGCGAGCGATTGGACGCTGATGTCAGACCCGCGCTCAACCGCTATATTGCCGACGCCAAACGCGGCTTCGTTCGTCATCACGGACGACCAACACATGTTCAGCGCTTGCTGGATCGGCGCGAGGTCGTTACCAGGCGCGTAGCCGAACACTGTTCCAACGCCGTTTGCAGCGCGCACAGTGAGCAGCGGGATCACCGCTTGGTTTTCGTCGTCGCGGTATGGGTTGTCTTCGTCCTTGAGGATGATGTCAGGCGAGAGCGCGTAGACTAGCCGCCCGTTTGGAAGCACCATGCTCGAACGCCAAAAGCACTTGTAGACCGGCACGAGATCGGTTTCATCGTCCCATCCCCACGCGGCAGACTCGCCCTCTGTTTTTGAGTCGAGTTGCAGGATCTCTTCGCGCTTGTCCGGATAGCGCTCCGCAAGCTCGAAGCGGTTCATGTAATCGCGGACGATCACCCAATCGAGTTCGTCGTCGTCCTCGCAATTGGTATCAAAATACACATCGAGGAACGAGCGCGCTTTGACGTACACGTCGCCGCGGTTGACGATCGCGCCCGAGTCGTCTGGAGCGTATGGCGTGCCAGCGCTCGGGTCCCACTCCATGAGCACGTGACCCGCTGGCGTGAAGAGACAAAGCTCGGTGGCCTTGTGCAATTGCTTGCCGCTGCGTCCGCGCTTCCAGTGCGTCAGGTAGTAATCGAGCAACCCGTCGTATAGCTGCGCCGCGAGCAACGAAGACGCTTCGTCATTCGTCGCCTTCGCTTGCTGCGCCACCTTCTGCGCCGTGGTCATGTTCAAGATATGCGTGAGCAAGTTTCGGAATTTGTTGAACCGCACGCGCAGCGATTCGTCTTGCTCGCCTTCGACGCTGAACGAACGATCGCCAAACGTGACGCCGTCCGGTTCCGCGTTGTGGTACATGCGAAAATTCTCGCGAGCCTGGCGCATGACGCCGTTGCCTTCGGTCATCTTCTTCCACGTCTCGGCGCGCTTGAAGATCTCTTGTCCGAGATCGACACTGAAGCGCGGCTTGCGACCGAAGTAGTCGCCAAGCGGATCTTTGAGGCCGAACGGCGCCTTCGGATCTTCCTCGGGCTCTTCCGGCAACTGTTCAGGAGCGCTGAGATCTAGCGGCGGCGGCGGATCGAATTCTGGCAGGTCGAGCAAATCGCACTCCGGCCGCAGTTACGCGGCAAAGAGAAATGGTGCGTGTCTCTCCACGCTGTCACAGCTACCTCGCGGCTGTTTGCGGTTGCGGGTCGGCGCGCAACTCCGAGGCACTAACGGGCCTAACGTCGTCGGACTATTCCTGACATGGCATGTGTGCCACGTTTTGGGGTAACAGCAAAGTGTGTTGCACGTGACACCCCAAGATTCGGCGGAACTGGGTTACGATTGTAGTCGATCATCCGCGCCATGTAGACGAGCGCGTCGATGCCATCGAGGTGCCCTGCGCCAGGCAATCGCTCATAGTCCGTGCGTCGCTCGTTCCAAATGCCCACGCGCAGTTGATGCAGCAGCGACTTGCATCGCGGATGGATCACAATCTTGCCCTGCGAGAACATGAGTCGCAGCCGATTGATCGCCGCCTCTTTGTCGGTCTTGATCGCAGGCGCGAACGAGAGCCCGAGCGCCGCGAGGTCGTAGAGTTGCTGCGCTTCGTTGTCCGAGTAGCGTCCCCACGGTGCGCGGTTGTGCTTTCCGTTCGGTGCGCCGAAGTACGGTAGCTTGCCCCAAAGCTCTTGCTCCTTCGCTTTGATCTTCGCGCCAACATCGCTCGTGAGCATGTACTGGCCGCTAAGCTCGTCCTCGATGACCAAGCGCGCGTTGCCGAAGTCCCAATAGCCAAACAGCACGTGCGTGAGGTCGACAAGCCCGAGATCCATGCCCTCGTATGTGTCGACCCACTCGGGGCGCTCACACTCTCCCACATGTTGCTCGTCATTGAACTCGGGGATCACAGCGCGCGCAGTGTCGGTGACGAACTCGCACAGAAACTCGCGGCGAACGCTAGTTTCTAGCCACACCGCGGCGCCTTGTTTGCCGCTCACCTCTTCGGCGTCCTTCTGAATCTTCTCCGGCGTAAGACGCGGGTTATCGTGCACGGTAAATTTGAAGTAGGATCCTGCGCGGATCGCTTCCTCGCACAGCCCCACGAAGTCATGACCCACGCTCTCTGGTGACGAGCTTTGCAGTCGCGCGCGCCCATTAACGCGCTGAAGCTGCGGCAAGATGACCGACTTCATGACGTAGCGAGCGTAGCGCCAGAATCCCACTTCATCGCCCGTGAACTTGTGGATGTGTGGACCGCGCAAGTGATTGCCGCGGTCGTCGTCGGCGCCCTCGATGATTAGCGTGCTGTCCGTATACGGGAGATAGAACAGGTGGTCGCTGCTCATCCAAACGGGCTTGAATTCCGCCGGCGCGTCCTCGATGACGATCGGCATCACGGCGCTAACGATCTTCTTCGCATCCTCGCGAGTTGGCGCAGCAAAGACCATGCGCTGGCCCTTGTTCTGCTGCCCGTGCTCGCAATGATCCACAAGCGCGTCGAATGTTTTACCGTAACCGCGTGCGGCGTGTAGTACGGCGATCGTCGCATCGCACTGGCGGATCGCCTGAGTAAGCTGATGCTGGCCCGCGTGACGCTTGTATCCTAACAGGCCTCGACGCCAGCCCTCGTAGGCAATCTCTTCGTGGGTGAGGTCAGCGATCGCGATCATTCACTCGGCACGAACACGCATTCAGCAGACGGCGGAAGAGGCCAGAACCACTCGGCATCTTTCGCGTTGCGCGCTCGGCATTTGAATGCTTCCTTGGTCGGGTCCCAAAAACAGATGTGATCTGTCATTCGCCCTTCGTCTCCGTTCCACTCAAGGCCGTGTGCGACTTTGCACCCGGGGCAGATCATCGCGTTCGGATAGCTCACTTCTCATCCCCCTTCGCCTTCGCGGCGATTTGTTGCAGTCGTTCCACGTCGTCGTTGCTGAGTTTCGTGAGATCGATCTTGTTACCGAGCGGCTCGCCATCGGGGCCGGACAGCTCGACCATCGTCACGGGCTTCCCATAGCGGTACTCACAGGCGAGCTTCATACACGTACTATCACCCGTTTCGACTCCGGCCTTGATCGCGTCGATTAGGACATCGGAGCCGTCCTCTCGCCTGAACGCCGCATCAAGCAGTTCTGACACCCGGTGACGGATCTCGCGCGTGCCCTTTGGCGTTCCCGCCGGGTTTCCGCTCTGACCAGGCTTGAACGGCCTTCCGCGCGGTTTGGCTGCATTGTCGCTGCTACCAGCGGTCATATCCCCATCCTGTCGGCAATCTTCTGCGTCTCGCGCTCGATGCTTTCTAGGCGGCGAAAGACATACTCGCGCATAGTTTCGTCGTTTTCTGTCCGCTTGGCGCGTCGCTGTATTCGCTCGGTTTCAGACGTACCCTTGACGATGCGATAACCCTGACGACGGCGAGCATATTCGTATTTCAGCTCACGCAGGTCGTATTGCGGTTCTTCGCTGCTTTGTGGCGCGGTGATTTCTCGGATCTCGGCGATGCGTTGATCTCGCTCGGTCATTCGTCACACACAACAAGAGCGGCATAGGCCAAAGCCTTAACCGAGGCGCTAGCCCCTACTTGTTCCATAGCAATCGAGCGCAAGACCTGGACAAGCACCGCGTACTTGATTTCCGGGAACACGTGGCCCTTCGCATCGCGGTCGAGTCGCGCGAGCAGCACATCGGCAGCACACAGCACGTCGTTGATGGGCGGATTGTCGAAATGACCGCGAACCAATGAAACTCGCGAGCCTGGATCGACGTCGAAGAACATCTCCTCTGGATCGCCAACAGCAACAACGTTTCGCGATCCGTTGCAGTAGCAAGCCGCGTACACTCCGAGGCTGTCGACCGACACCAGTTCGGCAGTACCGTGCTGACACTTAGCCATACTCAGCCCTTCGTGAACGCGCTTGTGACGGCGCGCTTCACCCTTGCGAGCGGTGACGAGTATTCTTTCCGCTGCACCTCAGCAAGCCCAGACCGCTGACCCTTACCTTGCCCCTCGCCGGCTTCCAAAATCGCTCCTTGCCCTGTTTCCGCTTCAGCAATCAGCATCATGTCTCCTGTACCACAGTTGTGTTATTGTTGCGACTAGTCGGTTCGTTGTGGGCGTCGTTCAGCAGCTTGCGCACGGCGGGATCGATCCGCTTGGCGTGATTGGCGCTGGTTTGCTTTAGCGCCACCTCACACAGGCCGCGTAGCTGCGCCCGCGCCGAGGTGTCACCAACGTCGCCGCCCCATTCCTCGCAGAATCGACGCCACCCGCCAGCCCGTTCGACCACAAACAGCGCCGGCTCTCCTAGCTCGGCTCGGATCGCTTCCGAGATCGAATCATAGCCGTCGTATCGGTAGGTGGATTCCCAGGTGTAGCCTCGGCGAGCGATCGCAGCACGCATGCGCGTGGTGAGTTCTGCTGCATCATCGCGCACCTCGGACTGCGGATAGACCACCTCGATGATCTGCGCCGGTGCTGGCCATCGCTGCTGGGTAGCGCACCATTTCGCAATGGCCGAGCATGATTCATCGGCCGTGAGTTTACCCAACAAGATCTTGGCATAAAACGCGATAGTCTCGCCCTCGATCGCCTTGTCGTAAACGCGAGCCATGCCCGTGATTGCTGCTGTCACGTCGTTCGTGGTTTTCATCGGTTCAGCTCCCTGGCTAGGATTTCGTTTGCGCGCTCAAGTTCGATGTCGTTCGAGGCGTTGCGCGCGATGATTCGCTGCTGCGTCGGAGCGGCGAGATTTTCCACCGCCTTGCGCTTGTCGTTGAGTTCGCGCCAAAGCTTCGGCGCCTGGTCGAAGAGCAATTGCAGAGCCCAGCCGCTTCGCTTGAAGCCGGTATCTGGGCAGTCAAAGAACCAATCCAAGATCGCGATCGCGTTCTCGGCGTGCTTGTCGGAGAAGCGCGCGATGATGCCGTTCGCCTGCTGGTCCATGCCAGTTGGCGGATGACCCTCCCGTTGCTCGTAGCGTTCCCGATATCGGCGGTTGACCTGCCTTGAGCGCTCTTGCTGCTCAGGCGAGCGCCCTTTGCGTTTGGCGACGGCGAGAGCCGTAGGCGCAGCCGTCATGATTTCCGACCTGGTTTCAAACTCATTGCTTGCCGTGACAACTAGGTGGTCGTGGTCGTGGTCGTGGTATGAGGTCGGGATCGGGGTCGGGATCGGGGTCGGGATCAGGCGCGAGACCCCAGGAATTCCCAGGAAAGTCTCGGGAACTTTCTCGACACCTTTATCTAAAGGCCCGGGAACACGAGGCTTTCCTGGTTTGTCGACCCGCTGGTGCTTCTTCCAGTTTCGGATCGAGAAATATGTCTGCCCGTTGAGCCGATAGAGCTCTACGAAGTTGATTTTTACCAGTTCTGAGACCCCATTCCGGAGTGTCTCGGTAGACTCTGCGAGGGGAAAAATCCGCGACGATAGATAGATTTCAGAACCGCGTCCGTTGCCGTGGTCATCTGCGAGCAACAGCAAGCCGATAGAGATTACGCGCGCCTCTGCAGAGCAGTTTAGCAGCGCTTCATCTTCGAGCCATTCGGGCTTTATGCTGCGGATTCGACCGCTCATGCGACCACCTCCGCTTTCGCCTTCGCGGCGCGCATGTCCTCGCCTCGCCGTTTGTCCGCGCATGCCCGTGAGCAGTATCGTTTAGTCTCATATGCGCGGATGTTTCTGATGTTCGCTCCGCACACCGCGCATTTCGGTAGCGGCTTGCCCAGGACGCGCTTCATTCCCACACCAGCACAGCGAGCCCAAGAACGAAGCCAACAAGACACGCGCCCACGAGCCACGAGATGATCGCGGAACGGCTATAGTAGCGCTTCGATTCGCGGCAATCGACGTAGAGCGCGGCGTTCATTTCACACCGCCAATCTTCGCTTTGAGTGTATCCCAGGCGATGATGGTGCGAACGAGTCGCGCGGACTCGGTTAGTGATTTTTTTCGGGCGTAGGCGGCGTCGGCGTAGGCGGCGTCGGCGGCGTAGGCGGCGGCGTAGGCGGCGTCGGCGTAGGCGTAGGCGGCGTCGTCGGCGGCGTCGGCGGCGGCGGCGTCGGCGGCGGCGGCGTAGGCGGCGGCTCTTCTTGCTGCCCGCACCTCCTTAATCGTCGCCTCGCCTCGCACCCAGCGCTCTGCCGTCTCGATTGCGATGCGAGGCCGATCCTCGCCGGGTCGTACGTGCACGAGCGACTGACGTGCACACAGGCACGCCGCGCTAACGATCAGCTTGCGATCGATCTCAAGTCGAGCAGCGATCCACAACATCCAATCGCCGCGCTCGCACGACTCCCAGATCTCGCTGGCCGTTGGTTTGTCCGACGCGCACACCCATTCGGTCGCCTCTGGGCATGCGTTGTGTTTTTCGAGCAGGTCTAGTAATTGATCTTTGTTCATCCGTTTGTCTCCCCTAAAAATACCACGTTTGTGTTATCGGTCTATTTCGGCTTGCCGTTGAAATACTTCCACCAATCCAGAGACGACCACTCAAGCGGAATGCCGCGGCCGGGCTTGTTGCGCGCCTTGACCGGTAGCGTCCCGCGGCGATGCCTAGCCAGCACGGTGTCCGGCTTGATCCGCAGCAGTAACGCGACGTCCTCGGTGTACAAGACACGCGGCTGGGAGAGATCAACGACCTCTGGTTTTTTGTGGCGGATTTCTGATTCTTGTGGGTGCTTAGTTTCCATATATGGCGGACGTACTACAGGAGACTTGTGTTACACGCAAGATAAGGTAGACCGAAAATGCAATATGTGTTCTTAGATGCGACAACATGAGACAAAACGAGACCAAAAAACAGAAAAGCAGGAGCACGATCCGAGATCTTGGAATCGAGATCGGCGAGAAGCGCGACGACTCGACCTCGATCAGAATATCAGCCGCAACGCGCTTTGCTCTCGATTGGCTGTCAGCAGTTGGCGGCATGGGTGTTGGTGACGCGTACGCACACGCCATCGCGCTCGCGGCTGAAGGTGTTGACCACAACGGACACAAGTGGAGTGACGTCTACCACCCGCAAGAGTGCGTGCGATGGTTGCGCATGTTCCTGATCGGGCTGGTAGACAAAGAAGATCCGCTAGAACAACTCAAGTTCGCGCTTGTGTCTGCGCACAAGCCGTTTTTCTTCCGTAAGGAAAAGGGGCGCTGGGTTGTGGACGAACAACGCGCGTACACGCTGTGGCCCCACATGCTATCGTTGATTTCTCACTGGGACAAACGCCGTGAGTTTGACGCCTGGGCAACGGGGGAGCGCATGCAAGAGATTCTACGCGAAGCAAAGATGGTCCCGCCGCAATGGGGCCCAACGGCAGAGGTTGAGCGGTGAAATTTCGTGTGACCCCTAACGAAAGCGGCGGATGGCTGTGTGATGTTCGCGGCCGCCTCCCGAGCGGCGACAACTACCGGCGCCGGATCGTGGCCAAGGTTAACACCGAGAAGCAGGCGCAAGACTTCGCCGCCAAACACTGGCAGGCAGTGATCGACGGAATCGCAAGCGCGCCAGAGAAGCGCACGCCGAAGTTTTCAGACTTCGCGGAGCGCTGGCTGCGTGAGCACGACACAGCGAACCGCCACAAGGCCAGCACGATCCGAACGAAAAGGATCTTACTCAAGGCACATCTGTCTGTGTTCGACGACCTCAGACTTTCGCAGATCACTATGAGCCACATCGCCAGACTCAAGGCGACGCTTGCGGAAAAGAAGCGGTCACCAAAGACGGTCAACAACGTCTTGAGCGTGCTCGCTGGATTGCTCAAGGCTGCGGAGAAATGGGGTGTCATCGAGGAGGCGCCCGCCGTCGAGCTTGTGCGCACCGAGAGAAAGCGCATGGCGTTCCTCCCGACCGATATCTATGACCAGCTTGTGGCCGGTGCGGCGAAGCTCAAAGACAAGCGCGCACTAGTCGCCATTCTTCTCGCCGGTGACCAGGGACTGCGAAAGGGTGAGCTGACCGCGCTTGAGTGGCGCCACGTCGATCTCGAGCGCCGGCTAATCGCGGTGGAGGTGTCAGAGGTAAACGGAATCGTGTCGGGCACCAAAGGCCGCAACTGGAGAATCGTGCCGATGACAGATGCAACGCACATCGCGCTCACCGCCCTGCCCCACCGAACCGGGCGCATACTCAAGGGCCGCACGAAGAACGCCGGCATGGAGCGCAAGACGCTGACCGCGCTCGTGAAGCAGGCAGAGACGGCGGCCGGGCTGCCAGAAACAGGCAAGTTGCACATTCTGCGGCACACCTACGCAAGTCACCTGGCCATCGCCGGCGCGAGCATTTACCACTTGCAGGCGGCGCTCGGACATCAGGACCATGCGACCACGCAGGGTTACGCAAAGCTGAACGTAGACTCGCTGCGCCCTCTCGCCAACGCCATCGACTCACGGCGAGCTGAGACAGTAAAGAGACACCTGCTTTTGGAGGCTTCTAGCGTCGCGTCAGTGCAGGGTAAAATGGTGGAGGCGGTGGGAATTGAACCCAGTTTTGACGATCTGGCCCAACCTGCCGACAACGCTAAGAAACAACGATAATCCGGCAAATCACCGCACCAAACGCATGCGACAGAGAATTACAACATAATACAACTGTGTTACTGTTAAGACCTACTCGGAGGCAGCGGGAGTACATTTGAGCGCGACCAGATCTGACGCCGCCATGTGCGAAAAACATTACGTACGATTATTTGATAGATTTGGTTGACAGATTTATTGGTTCTGGTATTCTCCAATCATGAACACGAAACAAACCGAAACAGCCCACGTAATCAAAATCGAATCGACCGAGCAACTCAACCTGGACCCGTCAATGTTTGGCAGCGCGTCACAGGTCGAAATCCTGGCACAATGGGAGCGTGGCGCACGCATCTCCGTACCGGCCGTTGAACTGGAGTTTGTCGAGGCAGCTCTTGAGGCTGATGATAACGTGATTTCGTATGTGGTGGTGAGCGCGTAATGCCACGCCCTAAAGGCTCCAAAAACAAAACCCGCAAACCTGCGACCAAACAGGTGCAAGTGCGACTGTCGCCAGACGAGCTAGCGACGTTGCGCCGGATAGACAAATCGGCCGGGCGAGCGATCCACGCGCTCATTGCCCAGGCAAATCAGCCAGTCTAATCACCGTGCAAGCGGTTTCCGTGCGCGCGATCTTCACCTGAACCACCTCAAGCTCGCAGTGATCCGGGCTGTCATCGACAATGAGACCAGCGCGCTTGATGGCGTCGATTAGCGGCTTGCAGCCACCATACAAACCGTCTTTGTCGACGGTGCCGCTGCTGTGTCGCTCAATGGTCAAGTGGCGCTTACCGGTTGCCGGGGGAATGTCTCGCGCCAGCATCCGGATCGCGATCTCTAGCCTCTTTCCGAGACGGTGCCGCGCCATCGGGTGAAGCGCTAGCAGCTTGTTCAGGCTGAGCGTTGGGAACGGCAAAACGATGCTGGCTACTGTGCTGTCTTCCGGATGTCTGCCATTGATGCCGTGATCCCCTCGATGTCCTCCACTAGCCACGCCTGATACGCACAATCGCCTGCCTCTTGGCTTGCCGACCTCATGCACACCCGAGCCCATATTTTCCCGGTGTGGCTGTCGAGCAGGTATTGGTCTCGGCGCATCGTCCCTAATTGGAGGAGCTGAAACCGGCCCTCGTTTGCTGGTGGTGCGCCGGCTGCCATCAGGGACAACGCGAGAACGAGTGTTTGCATTTGTGTTGTTTGCCACCACCGCGTGTTTGCCGCTAGCGCTTCTTTTTACGTGTCGCTACAGCATAAAGCACTTCATCTGGCGGCACTTCCATTTCGTGTCCGCAAACCGGACAAACAGCCAACGCCGCACGTATTTTCTCGCGAGCACCTTCGCCTGCATGCTCGCCGCCAAGAATTCGCCGCAGCCACGTATGAGAGACGCCGGATAACTTCGCGAAATCTGTTTCGCTGACACGCCGAGCCTTAATTTCCTGCCTGAGTCGCATTCGTTCTCCTTCGAATACAACACGTAGCTTGTCGTAACTTGTCGTGTCACCTGACGTTTTTGCAATCATGACACGAATCGTATCACAAACTTGTTTCGTGTTACAACTCATTGCTTGACACTAACACGATTCGTGTTAGTATGCACACATGCTCGCAAAACAAACACCGCACCAAGTCACCCGCGAATGTGTTCGATGCCACGGAGACATACTGCCGCTCGAACGGCCGTGCCTGCTTTGTGATGGCTCCGGCGAGGTCACGGTCACCGTGCTTGCGGACACCGATTGCCCGCACGTGCTCAACGATCTCGCGGTCGACGCACAGTTCGATCTCGAAGTCGCCAAGGGCCTGCGCTTCCAGTGCAGCCAGGACACCGCCGACCACTTCAACGCGATGGTGCGCCGATGAGCGAATGGATTGTCACATGTGCGCTGTGCTTCCTGCCATGTGGTGGCGGACTAAATCGCAAGCTCGCACCTGGTCGCGCGCTTTGCGAGGAGTGCGTTGCTGGCGGGTGCGAGGTTTGCGGCGCAGACGACGATCGCAAGTGCCGGTGCGAGCGGTGCGGCGAGCACTGGTGCGACTGTCCTGACACCGAATTTGACGACTGGGCGGACGAGCAGATCCGCCTTTGGCACGAATACAACCAATCGAGGGTTACGAAATGAACGCGAATCAGATGCAGAAAGAGATTGAAGAGACATTGATCCGCAATCTGCGAATCTTGCAGGAAGCGGTGGACGCGAGCGAGCTGCGGGTTAGCTACGTCGAGGCAATGCTAAAAGCGTGCGCCGCAAATCTCGCACAGGTCTACGCCGATCGCGTGGTGGACGAATGACGCCGCTCGCATGGTCGTTGTGGCTGTCGATCCGGCACCTGCGAGGCGCTGCGAACGAGTGGCCTCCGGCCCAACCGTAACGTGACGCGTCTATGACCAAGCGTACATGTTCTAAATCACGAATAGCGTAAAAAGCGCGCGAATTTTCAAATTGAGGAAATGCATGAGCAACGAAGCAGACCCGAAACACTACCGAAAACGATTTTTTGCAGCGCTGTCTATGCTCTGGGACGCAATCGAACGGCAACAGCAGGCGGACGCAGACGTTGCCGATGCCCTGGCCGCGGTGAAGGACGTCGCCGGTATCGGTATCGCGTATGCGGTCAAACAACTTGCGAGCGAACCGCGCATTGTCTGCGCAGCGTGCAACTCAGACTTCATGGCCAGCGACACGGGGCGCGAGCTTTGTGTGTCCTGTGTGCGCGAGCAACGAATCAACAACGAATGGAGCAACCAATGACCGCGAAAGAAATGACCGTCATCGAACCGCAACCGCTCGCACTTTCAGGAAAGGCGCTTGAGGATTTCATTGTGCGCGGAAACCTGGGTGCGCTTTCACCGGAAGCGAAGACCGCGCACTACATTCAACTGTGCAACTCGCTCGGGCTCAACCCGGCAACGAAACCATTCGAGTACATAACGCTTCAAGGGAAAGAGACGCTCTACGCGCGCCGAGACGCGACCGAACAGCTTCGCAAGATCCACAACGTTTCGCTAGACATCACGGGTCGAGAAAGCGTCGGCGACGTCTACGTGGTGACCGCTCGCGCGACGATGCCGGATGGCCGCCGCGACGAATCAACCGGCGTGGTCTCGATTGTCGGGCTCAAGGGCGAGGCGCTCGCCAATAAGCTGATGAGCTGCGAGACGAAGGCCAAGCGGCGTGTGACGTTATCGATCGTCGGGCTTGGCATCTTGGACGAGAGCGAGTTTGACACGATCCAGACGGATCGCTTCGCTCAGCTTGCACCGGAAGCACCAAAAGCGGCAGTCGTTGAAATCAAACAAGCGGCGGCCGATGTGCCTCCGCCGCCGAAAAATATTGAAAGCGTGCCCGAGTGGATGGCGAAGCGGATCAAGCCGCTCGCTGGCCTCGAAGGGATCCCGTTCTGCGACATGGATGCGAATGACCTAGACCTGGTGATCGAGCAGTGCACGAAGTCGTATCAGCAGAAGCAAGCCGCAAAGACGCTTACCGAGAATGGCGGGGCTTGGCTGCTTGGCATCATCTCAGCAGCGAAAGACGTGGCAAACCAACGAGTAGGCGCGCCACCGCCGAACGACGACGACGCGCCAGCGGGTGAAGCATGAGCGAGACAACAAAAACAAAAGTGTTTGCGGTTAGCGCCGGAAAATATTCTGACTGGCGAATTGAAAGCCTGCACTGGACCAAAAAAGAGGCAGAGGCGTCACGCGACGAGCAGGCCAAGCGCTATGCAGCGTATCAAGAGGACTACAAAGGCGGATGGGTGGACGAACCAAACAATAATATCGAAGAATTTGAGATCGACGGACAACCACCGCCAGCGTTGTTGATGGTGTGGAACAAGCTGGTGCAGTCATGAATCGCATTTATCTGATCGACTGCAACGGGATCTCTCACTGGCAATGGCATTCGAGCGCAACCGATGCGAACGGAAACGAGCGCACGCTAGCCGAGAAGGTAACCGAGTGGTGGCGCCAGTTCTGCGAGTCGATGAAGCCAACGCATGCGATCGCGTGCTTTGATGGCCGCGACAACTGGCGCAAGCAAGTGTACGCGGAGTACAAGAGCGCACGCGCAGCCAAGCCGATGGATGAGGCAAAGATCGCGGCGCTAAAGACGATGCCCGGACTCTGGGAGTCGTTTGGGGTGAAGGTGATGCACTACAACACCTTTGAGGCAGACGACGTGATCGCGACGCTGTGCGCTCGTTTCGGAGATGAGGCCGAGCTCGTCACCATCGCGACCGACAAAGACATGATGCAGCTAGTCGAGCAGCTCGAAGGCGGCCCCACGCAGTACGACCCAAGGCCGAACAAGGCGAACGAGTGCGTGTACTACGACGCGGCGAAGGTCGAGGAGAAGCTGGGCGTGCCACCGCATCGCGTTGCGGAGCTGCTGGCGATCATGGGGGACGCTAGTGACTCGGTTCCAGGCATCAAAGGCATCGGCCGTGTACAGGCCATCAACGCCATCAAGCAGACCAAGACCGCGAACGAGATCTTCCGCAAGGCGGCAAAACACGAGCTAGCGAACATCTTGCCAGCGAACCAAGACAAGATCGTCGCTGGGCGCGCGGACTTCGATCTCTCGCTCAAGCTCGTGAGCCTTCGCTTCGACGTGCCTGTGGAGATCGACATTAACGACTGCGCGCTATCGGCGCGTGAGGTGGCAGCATGACACGCGAAGAGATAGCCGCCGCGCGAGCACTGGCGGACGCTGCGACGCCAGGGCCGTGGAAGTCGAATTGCAGATCCGTCAACAACCCCAACGGCGATCCGTCATGGCCAGAGGATGACTTTTTACAATTCCACGTGGGCACAGATGGCGGAGGCGACATCGATATCGAAGGATTGGTGGAAGGTCCAAAGCCGGTAGACTGGGGACGTGGCGAGGTCTACGGCAGAGACGCCGCGTTTATCGCCGCGAGCCGCACGCTCGTGCCGAAGCTCTGCGACATCGCCGAAAAGCACGGCGCGATGGTTGAGTCGCTGACGCTAGAAGCATCGGAGTTAAACGAGGAGAACAAACGTTTTCGTGAGAGCCTGGCCCGCGCGTGCGAGCTGCTCGGAGTCATTCACGCGAACGTCGAAGAGACAGACGCGACGTACCCAACCATTAGCGAGATCGGCGCCTTCCTTGCCGGCGAGGTGACGAAGCCATGAACAAAACCATGATTGACGCATATGTGCGCGAGAAGTTGCGCGACTACCTAGATGATGAATTGAAGCACAGCGCTGGGGACTTCATCGAAGAACTGAACGTCGCAGAGAAGAAGCAAGCCGAGTTTATCACGGCGTGGGCAGAGGCGTGTGACAGGCTCATTCAGAAGTTTAGGAAGCCATGACGCGTCCGAAACAGACGAAGATCCAGCGCGATGCGGAGATTTGTGTAGACCTCTCGTTTGACGGACCGTGGACGAAGCGATTCCTGCGGCGCCTCGTGCGCGAGGCGGTGAATGAGATCTGGCACGCGGATGGCACGAGAACAATTAGACAGTTGCGCGAACATCTAGCGAAGAAATTGGTGCCCTAATGGACAAGCACGACGAATCAGCGCTCGCGACTATCGAGCAATGGGAGCGGGACGGATGCACTACTCCCCTTGCTGTGGTTGTTGCCGCCGCACTTCGCGACGCGGCCCTGGCAGCACGCGAGGATGAGCGCGCGGCTTGTGCTGCGAAAGCGGCCAATCACTACATCGGCTCAACGCTCCCTGGAGATTATCGTTACGAGCGACTGCGGGCCGCCAACGAAGGTGGTCACGCAGATGTTGAATATTCGCACACGACAGGTGGCAGCGAAGTAGACCGCCTAAAGACGATTATTCGCGACATCGACACAAAGCATCGCAACGCACTAGTTGAGCGAAACGCCGCGCAGGCCACCGTGAAGGCGCAGGCGGAGGAGATTGCGAAGTTGCAGCTTTTGTTTCAGCAATCGCACGGCTGCCACCATGGCTGGGTCTCCAAGGGCATGGAGCAGCTCAACTTTGAGCGCCGGAGAGACCACGCATTGAAACTGCTACGCGAAGGCGCGATTACGAAAGACGCACTTATCGATATTCTTGCAGACGGTGTGAAGCCGTGAGCCTGACACCCGAACAAATTTTGGCTATGGTCGCCGATGCGGACAATACCAGCCACGCTGACGACTTCGAACCTAACTACCTTCTCGCTCGACACGTGCGCGCGCTTGCGGCCGCCTTGGAGGAGTCACGCGCTGAGGTCTCACGCCTGCGCGACTGGCAGCAACACGGCGCGGCCCTCAAATCTGCAAACGCCGAGCTAGAGGCGCTGCGCAAGGAGCGCGACCACTACAAGGCGGCATTGGAGCGCATCGAAAGCAACGACCCGCACAGCTGGGAAGCATCTGTAGCCCGAGCTGCGCTCAAGGCCGGGGGTGGGGTGTGAAAGTTTTTATCGCATGGAATGATGATGATTACTACGTAACGACAATGGAAGGCGTTTACGCAACCATGGAAGCCGCAAAAAAAGAGCAAGCGCGCCGTGCTGCGATGTGGGAGGAATACTGGGAAGAACCTCCTCCGAAACGGATAACACACATTGAAGAGGAAGAGGTTAAACAATGACTCGACTCAAAGCCGTGGGTGAGGTGATAATCGTGCTCATCTCCGGAGACGGTTTGGAGAAACGCATCAAGTCGCAGTCTGATCGTGTTGCACCAACATACGAAACGCACTGCCTCGTGTGGCCAAGGATAGGGCCAAGGTACTCCGCTAAAAGCACGGTTCCATCGCTATCTGATACTACACAAGTGGCGATCAAGCGCGCATACCTGTATACGGAAACGCGTTGGCGCTATGGCGTGGTTGAACACGTTTACCGTGAGAGGATTGAGGAACGATGACTCCACTCGAAGCGAAGGCGCGCGAACTGCTGTTGCCGTTGGGGCTCGACTATCCCGAGTGGCGAGAGAAGCGGCTCATAGATGGAATAGCGAATCTCGCGCGCGAGTTCGCGGCGGATGCGCTGCGAAGCATGTACGACGTAGACGATTACGATGCTGATGACGAGCGAGCCCGTGGCGGCTATCGACCAAAGCCCGAATACCAAGGCACAAATAACATCGAACGGCGCCGCTACCGCAATGACTTCAACGACATGATTGCAGCGGCCATCAAGGCCGCGGAGGGCGAATGACGATCAAAATCGAAGCAGATATAGAATCGACCGAACGAATCTTCACCTACTCAGGCGCGGATTTGCTCGCGCCGCTGTCTAAGCTACGAGAAACGATGCTGGCCGAAGCAAAGCGGCTGCGGGACAAGTTGCCGGCGAACGATCGCGCATTACCGACGATCTCTGACCTTCGCGGCGCTGATACCGATGCACAGGCGAAACACCGAATCAAGCTATTACTTTCGGGCGCTTTTGATGCACAACTATGGGCCGCCGAAGCCAAGCGCACGCCTGCCGCGGTTTGGCGTCTCACAATGGCGGATCTTCGGTGGTTGTATCAGTTCGAAGCGCCAACAACGGGGGAGTGATGCGAAACGGACCTTGGGACAGCGAACGCGCAATTCGTAGAGCAATCGCGCATAAAGAGCTTCCGACCGCGATCGATGGATCGAAGCCGATTGGCGTCGAGTCATGCAATGGCGAGGCGCGGTTTATCTACGCCGACCCGCGCAAAGAGCCGTTGCCGTTCTCGAAGTTCCCACCGTTTAAGCACTACTGGTTGAACGAATCGCAGCGAGATCTTGCGTCTTCAATACCCTAATTAGACCTAAGTCTGGTGCTAATTCGCTTCTTGTTCTTCCGCGAATTGCTGGCGCCACCACGGCTGCGACGAAATTATGAACGCACGAGCGGCCATCGCTGACTCTCCGCCCTCGCGCGCGCCCTCCATGATGAAGCTCGCCGCCTTGCCCATCTGGCCGCCCTGCATCTCTAGCTGTTGAAGCTTCGCCGGATCGGTGAGCAGCTTTTGCCCGAGCGCGTTCAACTTGTCCGCGCCTTTGTCGAGCTTGTCGAAGGTGCGTGGCATGGCTTTGGCGCCTACCTCTGCGCCGCCAATCGCGCCCATGATGCCGCCCGACTTGAAGCCGCCGATTGCGCCAGAGTACTTGCCGAACTCACCAAGAATTTTGCGTATGCGGTCTTTTCCCGCTGCGATGTTTGCCGTGTTGTCAGCAACCGGTGGCGGCGGCATGGACGCGCTTCCTGGTTGCGGGATCTGCGTCATGGTCACGGGATCTGGAAACGGTGCCAGTGCCGGTTTGGTCATCGTGATCGGATCGGGGAAGTTTTGCGCAAGCACCTCTGTTGCTTTACGCGTGCCCAGCTTGCCGGCGTCCTCGACGTTTTCAATCAGTCCCTTCGCACGCAAACGATTGAGCGCTTCACCCCAGATCGCTTCCTCGCCGGGAGTCGCCTCGCGTGCGGTGGAAAAGTCCGGCTTACCTGCCGCCGCTGCTTTTCTCCTAACATCCGCGAACAACTCCGCGTCGCTTGGTCGCACATTTGGCGCGTCGCCAAGGCCCATCGGATCGTACATGCTACCACCGCCGCCCTTGGCGTTGGTTGGCATGTCTGCCTTGCTTGCCGGGACGCGTGGCTTCGTTGCCGCATCAAAGCTTGACGCTGGCACTGGCTCTGGAAACGGAGCAGGCTGTCTCCAAAGTCCAGAGTCAACGTCGGACGGGTTGCGCCACTTGCTCATGTTGCGCTCGCCCTTGTTCAGCGCCTCCCATGCCGCGGCTTGTTGCGGTGTTTCGCTCTCCTGCATCATCAGGTCCATGATGCCGCCGCTTGGTTCGCTGTCCTCTGCGCCGGCCTTCCACCAATGCGGCTCGCGATCCCATCCGGGTTTTTCCTGCGGGAACGAGTAACCCTTATTGCGGTACGCGCCTTTGTGCTTGATGTGCGGCCCGCCCTGAGCCGAGAACGGAACATCAGGATCCAGTCCTTGAGCTTCCGCGTACTTGGCGCCGTCCTGGATCTGGTTTGGCGTTGCGTTCTCGTGAATGCTGTTTGGGCTCATGTCCACTGGCGTGATCGCTGTGTCTGCGTCTTGTGCGAGCATGTCCGCAAGCTCTTTGCTCTTGGCGAGGAACGCGGGATCCTTGTTCTTAGGAGCCTTGCCGCCGAGGTACATCGAGCCGTCAGCGTCGCGCAGGAAGTTACGGATCGGCGTCATCTTCGTCTCAATGTCCGCTTGGTCTTGACGAATCGGGATCACGTTGTCGGCTGCTTGAGCGATTGGTGCCGCCGCTTCGTCTGCGGGTGCGAGCATCTTGGCTAGGCTGTCGATGCCCTGACGCGGCATCTGCGCTGCTTTGCCTGCAAGCTGTTTTGCGCCCTGGTATACGACTGGAGCGGCAGCGAATCCGGCACCGAGCACGCCAGCGATCTTCGCGTCGTCAAGCGCCTTGTCTGTGTCGCCAGTCTCGTTGAATCCAAGCGCCCCAGCAACTAGCGCATTGTCGACGCCAGCCGCACCGATCCCAAGCGTCTTAGCGAGCCACGGTGCCATCTTGGTTGCTGACGCAAGCTTGGACACGCCCGCTGTCGCTGGGTTCACAGCCATCGCCATCGGAGTGCCGCCAATCGCAGTGCCGACACCAGACGCGATCGGGTGCTCGTCTTCGAGATCTTTGTAGTACTTCTCAACCTGAGTTTTTGCGCGCTTGACGAGATCGCCGAACGGGATCTCACTGCCCATGGCCTTGTCCATGATCGCAGCGCCGAACTGTCCGAGGTCTTGACGGAAGCCGAGAGCGGGAATGCGAACCATGCCCGCAAGAAGAGCTTCGTTGTTCATCCCGAAAGTTTTGTTGCTGTCCTCTAGCAGCTTTCGGATTCTTGCTTGTTGCTCATCCTCAGGCGGGGCGGAATTCTGCGCCGGTGCGGCGTCAGATCTGGTCGTCGTCGATCCGATGAATGCATCAGGATCAAAGTCGGATGTGCTGCTTCCGCTCTCCGATAGAAACGCGTCTGGATCGAATGCCGCCATTACTTACCTTCCAGTTTCATGCGCACTGCCTCAGCGCGCGGATCGTTTGGATTTTCGGCTAGCCATTTTCTCGCTGCTGCGTTTGGATCCTGCGGTGCCTTTGTCTCTCCTCCGAGTGCACGAACGGCGCGAGGATGACCCGCTGCGATCTGCTTCTTCTTGTCCGCCATCCGCTGCATGTACGCGATCAGCTTCGCGTCTAATGTGGCGCGCGGCATGCTCATGTTCGGAAGTGCTTTTATGAACTCAATCTTCTCTGGCGGCGTCAGAGAAGCACCAAACAAACCGTGACGCACTTCGTTTTCGACGTCAGCAAGCGCCGTTTCTACGCTGTCCCAATCCTTGTCTTCAAACCCCAAGAACTGTCGAACACCCTGCAACTTGTCATAGCCCCAGCCTGTTTTGACATCGGATCCGACAACGCTTTCAAGCGTCTTCGTGTTTGCGTCGATCGGGCCGGCTTCTTTTTGGTAAGCTGCGATCGCCTTCTCGTCTGCCAGCTGGTTTTTGTCTTCTCTCTTCTGCTCTTCTATCGCCTTTCGCATCGCGCGTTGCTCGGCAAGGGATGCGTATTGCAGACCCATGTTTTCTCGTTGGCGTTTGTTGTCCTCAGCGCGATCTGCGTCTTTTGAAGCAAATTCGCGCTCTTTGAACTCGCGATCTTCCTTTGCTTTTGCCGCCTGACCAGCGAGCTTAAAGATGTCGCCAAACTGCTCATTAGCAGCAAGCATGTCAGTAGCGCTCATCTTGCCGACACTTGCAGCAAACCGATCGAGTGTTGGTTTGAGTTGCGGCATAGACTCGCCGATGATTTCAAACCCAGTAATCAGCCTGCCTCTCATGCTGTTTGACGCCTCGGACATCGGATCGCTTGCAGCGCGCAGCAATTCAGCGCGGCGCTTCTGATCTTCGATGGACAGCGCGTCAGCGTCGGCCTGGCGCTTGTCGCGTCCCTGGTCGAGCTTCAGACGTGCGCTAGCCGTGCGCGAGTTGTCGAGCGCCGCCACGCCCTCGCGACCATCCGCGAGGCGAGTTAGGGCGCGCTGCCAGTCAAAGCCGCCTTTAGATTCTTGTAGTAGTTCTGAGGCAGCCTGTCGTGCTGCTGGCGCTAGTTTTTCAGACTCCTTTTGCTGAATAGGCTCACGAACAACGTTGATGTTTGGCGGCGCAAACCCTGAGCGTCGATCCATTGGAACGTCTGAAAGATCCGGCTCATGTGATGGGTTGTTAGAAGGAGCGTCGCGCGTAAGTCCTTCGACCCACAACCCCTCTTCGCCAGGCTTCTGCGCATAACCAACGGCCTGAACTTTGCTTGGTTCGTTTAAAAGCTCGTCCCACTCCATGACCATTTCAGCCTCCCATCTTCATGCCGGCCGATGCGGCGCCGAGAAGGTCATCACCAAGATCGCCGCCGCTCTTTACGGCGTTTCCGACCGCGCGCGAGTAGTTGGCGCTTAGTCCGTTCATTAGACCCATCTTGTTCAGATCTGCGTTTAGTTGGTTCCCCTTGTTTCGATCGCTTCGATCTAGTGATTGGTTTCCGGCTGTCGCCTTGCCCTGCATGATTCCCTGTTTTGCGTTCACGTTGCGCACTTGCGCCAAATTCTTCATGTCGACGTTGCCCATGTTCGCAGCGTTGCGGTTGCCGGTGTTGTACATGTTGAACTTGTTGATGATGTCAGCATTTCGACCTGCAACGTCTGCGTCCATTCCGCGCACGTTGCTTGCGCCAGCCATGACACCCTGTGTCCCTTGCAGTCTTTGCAGTGCCGCCTGTGCCGCCGCGTTCAGTCCGGCCGCCTGAGCTCGATTCGCGCCCATCTGGCCGCCCTGCGCTTGCAGAACGAAATCCATCGCCGATCCGCCCTGGCCTCGCATTGCCATCTGGTTACGAATGCCGGCCTCACGTTGAGCCGCGAGCGCGTTGCCATCGCTTACGGCGTTGTAGCGTCCGAGCGCTTCCTGTGAGCCAGCGGCTTGATCGGCGAGGCCCTGCATGCGTGCAAGCGCCTGCATCTGGTATTCACGCGTACGCGGATCCTCGCTGATGGTTTGGTACTGCGCGGCCTCTGGTGTTGCGTACATCTCGGGAACAACATCGCCAGCGTACTGCACCGCATCGTAGTCACGCGGATCGTATCCAAGATCTACGCTCTTGCGTTGCAGATCTTCCATTTGCTTGGCTGCTTGTTGGCTATCAAAGATTCCGGCCGCAATTCCGGCTACGCTATTTCCTAGGCTCATCACTTACCTCCCAATGCTGCGTATGCTTTTTGGAACTCTGGATCGTCTTTGGATCGCTTGCCGTCGCGCACTTCGCGATACATCGTGGCGTACGGACCATCGGGGTTGTCGACCATCTCGCGATACGCTGCGGCCTCTTTGCTGCCCGGGTTCTTCGCCGCGTGGAAGTTCGCCAGAAACTCGTTTGAGAGTTTTTCTTTTTCTTCATTCGAAACTGCAAGCTTCTGAATCTCTTTGAGGTTATCCATCGTCGGCGCGTTCGGATCGACGTCTGTGATCTTGGGTCCGCTTTGCTCTTGTACTTGGTTTTTCTCCCAGTATCCGCCATTGTACGTCCCGCCGTCCTTCACGTTGTAGCTGTCGACACCAAGAAGCTTCGAGATCTCAGAGAGACGTCCGCGCTCTTCGGCCGTGGCGACGTTTTCTTTTGTTGCAGGCGATCCGCTGTCTCTCCAAACGCCATTCTTAGAATCACCCTCAAGCATGGCCTTGTCGTTTGCTGCCCTTGCCTCAGCGGCGCGGGCATCAAGTCCGCCCAGCATTTCATCGCCGTACGCTTTGAGCTCTCCTTTGCGCTTCTCTCGTTCGGCCGCGGCTTGTGCTTTTAGGCCGGTCGCTTTTTCTGCGAGCGCTTTCGACTCTGTGCCGGCCTTTGTTCCAAACTCCTCGGCGGCTTTCTTGCTTGAGCCGACCGCGCCCATCGTGGCGTTGTCACCCTTGATCAGCGCTTCATCTAGCCAGCGATTTCCCTGTCCATACTGCGCGCTTGGCAGGTTCTCGGTGTAGTTCTCTGGATTGAGTGCGTTTAGTGCCGTGTCAGCATTTCCTAGCTGTGACCACTGCTGCGCGTTCTTGTTGTTTGCATCGTAGTCAACGCTAGTGGGTCCGGTGAAGTCCTGAGTCAGCATTGACTGAAGCTGCGTCAGCGATGCGTTTTGCGGCTCCGGCGTTGCAGGTCTTGCGTCTTTCCGCTTCGGAATGTTTTTCCCGGCCTGGTTGGGCCCGCGGCCAGACAAAGCGCCCTGTCCGTTTTGTTGTTGGCTGACTTCTGTTCGAGCGCCGGTTTTAGGATCTTTCGCGCTCCAGATCTGACCCGTGTTCGGATCTTTGTATCCGCCGGGAGGAACGCCAGCGTTAGGATCGACCGGGTCCGCTTTTGGAACAAGACTATCAACGAGCTGGCGCGTGTCGCCCTGCACCGCGGTGAACGACGCGTTACGAAGCGGATCGGCTGCCTTGTCAAAGGTCTGCTTTTCAGCCGCTCCCATGGTCGTGTTCGCGGTGTTCACCTTCTCGGTGTTCTGCTTCGAAACGGTGGGCGTTAGAAACGACGACAGGTTGACGAAGTTCGAGCCCGTGCCCTGCATCGCGCTTTTCTGCGGTGCTGCGCTTGCGCCTCCGCTTGGCTGCGCAGACGGTGCGCTCGTTCCACCTCCTGTCATTGGAGACGTAGCCGCACCGCCTCCGAGCGTTGGAACCGCTTGCTGCTTCTTCTCGTCATCAGGTTGTTGTGAGAGATAGGCCACTGTTATCCTCCGATGACCAAAAGCGTGACTGTGTTTGTCGGTGTGGTGTCGTTGTACAAACGATGCACCGTTATCCTGCGCTCTGTTGTCAGGTTGCGCGCTGCCACTGCTGCGTTTGTGTGCAACGTAACGACGGTAAACGTTGTGCCGGCCGCCAATCGAATTACGCCAGAGACGTTGATGTTTGGCCGATCTGTTGACGTGTATGCTCTTAGATCTCTGGTGATGATCACACCGCCAGATGTGGAAATAGATACATAGCCGTAAGTGTAGGTTGCTGTTTCGTACGTGATCAACGCAGAAACCGAGTACGTACCAGACTCGCTAACGGTGAACGTGGTGTTGTCTGTCGTGATGACAGATCCACGAGAGAACTCGTTAGTGTTCCAGCCGTTTACTGTGTTTATGGCTCCATGCGTAATGGACTGAACAGCGGAAGCCGTGCGAGTCATGCATGGTTCTGCGTGGCTCAGATCATAGCGAGCAGTAACACCTAGTTGCTGCTTGTCTTTAGGATCTCCACTGTCGATAAATCGCCAGTCAAACGAATCGATCGCGTACCTGGATCCGCCATTGATCGATGCCGATCGAATCGCAAGCACTCCCACTGGACGAGTCTTTAGCGGGTTTGGGATCTTCAGCTCGGATCCGTGCGTGAGATTGTATCGCACAACCGCGGCATTCATGTTGTCCGCAAACGTAAGATTATTAGTAAGCGCCTGATTAGTTTGCTCGGCGTCTCCGTTCATCTTCTCGATTAGTTTGTCGATGTACGCGCCCGAAGGAGCGTCCTCCAGTGCCTCACGGAGCAGGCGAGACGGAAGTGAAAGCTTCACTGCTTCACCCTTGCGCCGATTGGACGCCCATCAACAACAAGCGCCTTCACTGAAAATCGCGCCTCAGCGACGTTGTTGGAAATCTTTGGCTGAAGCTGACACCCGACAGTGCGATCACGCGCGACCGTTGAACGGATCACGTTGTTCGGATTGACGTTGCCTGGCGTAGCGCTGAAGTCGTTGCTTGTTGCGCTTCCCGGCGTCTGGTTTGCGCTAACGTACGCGTCGATCGCCGCTGGCTGCGCAACCCATGTGGTCGATACTGGATCTGTCTTGGTGTCGTACTCGTTCGCGTACTGCAAAGAAACCTTGTAGGCGTTTTGCGTTTCGAGCCGGTAGACGATCTCGCCAAACTGCTTCAGCTCGCCAGCGTTTCCGCCCGTGATCGGGTTCCACTCGATGGTGACCGGGATCGATCGGTATACGGTTTTTACTCCGGTTGTGATGCCAACGGTTGTGTTAACCGCGATATCGAACAAGGTACCGCTGCTATATGGTGCGCTGGTGAATATGTATTGCCTTGTTCCGTCGTAAAACTTCCATCCAATGCCTGGACCATCCGGGTAGGCGCTTCCCGTGTAGTCGACGCCAGCCGTGAACTGAACCAGGATGGTCCCTGCCGATGTGTTGATGCTTTGAATATCAATCGTTGCCGAATCATCCGCCATGTCGCGATATTGCGGATCACCATCGCGCCGCGAATTGCGCTCTTGCAGCACGTGACCAAGCGAGTTGTTTAGCCCGTACAGGATGCGATCGCCGACTACCGCAAGCGATTGCGGATCGATTAGCCAACGCGACCATTGGCGCGTGATTGCGTTGTAGCAGTATGTGACGTTTTTCGCCGCCGCCGCATCGTACGCGCGGCAGAGGTAGAGGCGTTCTACTTCCACGCCGATGCCAACAAACGTGTCGTGATCTGGCGCGTTTTTCACGTCTAGCCCAGCAAGAACGCGGTGCTCTTCTGGGCGCCCAACAATCTGCACGCCGTTGCCGTTGATGGCGATGAACCCTTGATTGCTCAGCGCAAAGACCGTGTTGTTGAGCTTCGTTGCAGAGTCGCGTCCTGCGATGGAAACAGTGTCATCATGAATCGTCGGAATGAAGTCTTCAAAGACGCTGCCGGTGATTCTCCAGATCGTGCGGTCCTTGATCACGATGATCATGTCTTGCAGCGGTATGATTCGCTGAATCTCGTCATACTCGGCGCCAACAACCAGTTCGCGTGCAATTGGCACATGCTCGGGCTGTTGCTGTTTGCTCACGCGAATGCGGTTACGACGACGGTCCGCAATGCTCGTATAGGTCGTGCCGCTTGTCGGAATCGGCGGGACGAACGTCGCCGATGTGGTCGCGTTATTACACGTGGCCACGAAAGCGGAGCCGCCCACGCCGCGTTCCTCTAGCAGGATGCGGCCAGGGATCGTGCTCGGAGTACTAACGTAGTACGCGTAGTATTGCGTGTTGGCCGCGTAGCCGTTGATCACGCGCACAAGGCTTTTTGCCGTGTCGTCAACGTTTTGCGCGATGCTTCCCGCGGTGAACTTCTGAAACGTGCCAGTTGTGATCGTCTCCGCTGCATTCGCAGTGTAGACCACGCCGCCGATCGTCAGCGTGCTTGTGCCTGCAACGAGAGACGCGGCGTCCACAAGCTGAAGCGTCATGCGGTGCGGGTCTGTGTAGTTAGCGTAAAATCCATGATTGCGAAACTCGCACATGTCACGCGCTAGTGGTGGTTGCTGATTCGCGCTCGCTGCGCCTTCTTGATCTTCGTTCGTGTAGAGCGGTGTTCCTATGTTTCGGAATGCATCCGGGATCGCGTCGACGTACGAAATCGTTCCCGCGGTGATCTGCGCGGACGTTGGGTTGCCCTCGTAGATCTGGACCATCGAGTCGCCTGGATCGCTCGTGCTGATCGTGGTCGCGAAAACCTGGTACACGTGGCTTGTGGTGATCTGCGGCGGAATGCGGATCAAAAGAGTGGCGTTTTGGCTAGCGCCTGTCGACAACGCAATCACTCGGCCGCTCGGAGACCCAACGATCAAGTTGTTGTTCGCATCCTTCAGTGCCCACGTGTGGCGATAAGCGCGATATTGCCCGGTGGCCGTGAAGATCGTACCTGCGCCAACGCTGTAGCTCATATCTAGCGCGCGCGGCATTCCAGCAGGTTGCAGGTCTGCGCTTGCGCTCGTGCTCTTCACCACGCCCTTGGAAGAGGTGAAGAACGTGCTGCCGTTGATCTCAAACGAGCGTATTCGGCGCGGCATTAGTCAGGCCCCACTGTGAATGAGTCGGCAAATTTTGCAGGTGGAGACGCGCCGGCTGAACCGCTTATCCCTGAAAAAGTCACAACATAACCAGAACTATATATTTTTCTGATTGTGCTGTTTCCTGTGTCGCAAACGTAGATCGATTCTCCATCACAGAAAGCACCGCGCGGGCTTGCAAAGCGTGCGACGGTTCCAATTCCATCAACGGATCCGGTTCCAACTCCCGCGGTTCCTGCGATCGTGGTGACGACTCCGGCCCCCGCAGT